TCTGTCTAGCCCCATCATAGACGCCCCTGTAGCTGCATTAGCTGCCATTCGTGCTACCTTAGATTTAGCAAACATAGAGAGTTTGTCTGCATTAGTACCAAACATTCTTGCAAGCTGCCCTACCATAGTATCAGCAGTAACGCCACCAAGATACTTAGCACCGATACCACCTGCCACGGATTTGATACCTTTTGCAATGAGCGCCCCCTCACTAAGTCCTGTAGCCATGAGAGCAAGGTTCACTGGTTCAAGCATACCGCCAGCTAAAGAGCCTGCAATGCCAGCAATGTTATACCCCTGCATCTGCTCATCCTGTGCTAGACGTACTGCCCGATCATAATCCTGTTTCTTCATGGCAGCCAACATAAACAGGTGGTCTTGCGAATATGAATTAGTCAGTACAAAGTTCTGTGCAGTAGGGTCATTAGGCATCAGCTTCTTTACATAGTCAATTTCCTCATCACTGGGAGTATAAGGGGTACTAAACCCAGGTATAGACACGCTCCCTCTGACAGCTGGGTTAATCCATGACCAAAGATAACGAAGAGAAGATGTGACACCACTATCAAGAATTGCATCATCAGCAGCATCCACAAATCTGGAAATGGGGTCACGTTCCACAAAAGGAGCAGGAGCATCTGGAATATATTCATGCCCATACCTAGAGTGTCCCTGTCTATCTACAGGAATAGAGCCAACAGCAGTGATAGGAGAATATTCTTCACCAGCCCATGCTTTTACGCCACTATAGTATGATCCATCTGCATTGTCTTCATCAGTGAAATAACCACCATTCTTTAATGCAGTAAGATAGCTATCTAAATCTGTTGCGCCCCCAATTCCATTCTCAGCATATTTTGCAAGATAATGCCCAAAGTATTCTGCATATGCTTCTGGTGAATCAAACATTTTGGCATACAAATCACTGTTTGTCATCTTGTTCTCTTCCCCATTCGGTTCTTCTTGTGTGACGCCCCCAAAGTTATTATTCTCTTTTGCCATCCGAGAAGTGAAATTCCCAGATTCGTGCTGCCACTGTGCATAAATCCAATGAGGATCAATATTATTTGTGCCTAAGTCTTCATTGGCAATCCGTGCAGACATCTCTGCTAATTCATAATAAGTCATGTTCACTCCTCTTGCTGCCATAAATCACTAATAATTTATTACACTATATTTTTCTGTTGGGTTATCTTCCACTTCATCCTCAGTAATCCAATGATGTTCTGCTTCATACTGTTCCTGCTCTTCTGCTACAAGGTTATCCATTTCAGACACCCCTGTATCTGGGTCTGGGGTAAGCAAGTCATTGACGTAAGCAGAAAATTCATCGGGTGAAAAGTATTTCTGCTCCTGCGTACTGCTGTTCATGAATCCAAGAACATTAGTAGATGGATCATAGACAACATTCACACTGTCTGTGCCACCCAAAGTATCAATTAGGTGCGTGATTGCCTGACGTGCAGATCTTCCCTTATTTACATAGTCTTCCTGATCTACCCCTGTAAAGAAATCCTTAGGAACGATACAGTCTATCCCTCTTTCATGATAATCAAAGTATTGCCCTCTAATCTGGTCAGCTGCCTGTTTTACTGCTTCGTCTCCGTCCATACCATTGTAGATATAGACTTTTGCCAAATTTCTGATTTTTCCACGAAGGCTAGGATCATTGATACCATAGACACCATTTAAGATAGGTGAACCATCTGCATTTGTTCCCATCGTCTCTATCTGCATTGCTGTGTTGTCTGCATTAGACATAGCATCATTGAGACGTGTCTCCATAATGTCTTTTGTGTCTTCATTATGTTCCTGCTGATACACATTGCCATAGAGCTGCATTGCCTTCTTCAACCCATCAAATCCCTCTTCAGAATGATAGGAAATCCCATCTTCTACCTGTGACAAGGAAGACAAAGCTGAAATGTCACGTAAAGTGCTACTATTGAATACAGAACCTGCCAGTGCTGGGTTTGCATGATATATATCAAGGGCTGTCTGAATATTCTGCAATGCTGGGGTATTATATGTTGCATTCTCCCAATCAATATTCACGGCGTCCATAAGAGAAGAGTTGACAGCAAAATTCAAACTATTCTTAAATGCTTTCATCTGAGGAGCAGTAAGAAGTTTGCCTTCCTGTCTGACACATTCATTCAGATCAATTTCTCCATTAGAAAATGAAGACAAAATTCCTTTCAAGAGTGTCTGACCTGCCCCAATGACTTCCTGCTCTGTCAGTGCTTTCTTAGACACACTCCCATCTGCGTTCTGCACACTCTTCTGTAATGGTGCCGTGATAGGAGAACCACCGCCATAAGAATTGCCTTTGCACAAAGCACTAAACCACTGAGAAATGTTCTGCTGTGTTGCACTATCCAATACCACGGCAGCTGCTTTCCCTACTGCCCCAGAACGTCCAGAAGATCTTACTCTGCTCTGGTATTCAATCTCTCTCCGCTTATCTTCACGCATAGAGTTGAACATGCTCTTCTGTGCCATGACAGCAGCAATATGGGGATTGTCTTTCTTAATCTGCTCTACCTTTTTGTCAAACTCATCCAGAGAGGTACATTTCTGTAAATCATCAACAATATCTGTCATGTACTTTTCTCTAAGTGCACCGTCCATAGCAATTCCAGAACCATGATAGTCTTCATAAGGCAAGAGTTCTTTCAGCTTCCATTCTTTTCCATTCACGTCTGTATAGACACTCGCTTCAAAGATTTTGTCTAAATCCTTACCCCCATTATTTGCAATACGCTCATCAATAGCCTTAGACAGCATGGGAAGCATGGCATAGAAAGAACCCCCTGCATTTTCATAATCAGTACATGCCTGTTTGAGTTCTTCTACCTGTGTCTCAATAGGGGTCTGAGACACATGTTCTGCACTTCCTATGTCTGACAGTTTGGCAGTAAATGAAGCAGAGCGAATCGCTTCTCTATTCTTCCCTGCTTCTGCCATCTGCCTATTGATATTGTTCTGAGTGTACGTGTCCATGTTTTCATAGAACCCAAGAGCAAAGAACTTAGAATCTCCATTGTGCTGAAAACTGGAAATAGGTTTGATACTCCCCAGAGCAGATGCACTATTAGGCGCAGAATCCCCTGTGACCTGTGCGTCTTCATTTGCTTTTTCCCAGTCTTCCCCAATGTTATATTCACGTCTATGTGCTTCTACAAAGTTCAGCCATCGTGCATTTTCTTCCCCTGCTGTCTGACATTCACCCTCTTTGGCTACAACGTCCTGATCGTATCTGTTACGAATATCACGAATTGCATTTTCGCCACGATACTTATCTAGGGCAGCCATAGTATAGGGATTGTCTAACAACTCTTTGTGATTAGAGTTAGCAAGCATCTGCTGAGAAGAAGTCAGAATCTTTCCTGCATTGTTCGGGTCATTCTTAATCACTTCTGCCATGAATTTGCCATACTTTTCATCTCTAGCATCCTGTTGTGACATGTGACTAAGGATAGTATCTCCCAGCACCCCAAGTGCTTTTGCAAGACTTGCTGCTTTAGATCCTACACCTGCTGTCGTACTTCCAGAAGGAACAATAAGCTGCTTCTGGTATGTATCTCGTACCTGAGGTGCAAACTGTCTCTGTGTACCTACGGCATTCGCTACATTTGTTGCCATTACTTCTGTCCCCCTGTCTTACGATTTATTTTTACATTCTGATATGCATCATATGCCTGTAGTCCTGCTCCCATCAAAGACAGAATGTCTGCCTTCTTATTTGGTTTAGCAGCTTCCTTATAAGACGCCACTGTACGCTGTGTAGACTTCAATGTAGTCAGTTTGTTCAAATCAATCTCATTGCTCTTTCGTAAATAGTTACCCTGAATAGAAGCTACATTTCTAGCAGTGTCTCCAACTGTACTCCGCATGATCTGGTCAGCTGTTCTACCACCGCCAGCCATGTCTTCATTTACTGCCGCCTGTACCTGTGAATTAAGCTGTAATGCATTCTGCTGAGTTTTCATAATAGAAGTAACAGCTTCATCATATGCATCCTGCCTTTCCTGCTCATAGTTCACCAGACTGCCATTCATCTGATAAATAGCATCATTTGCTTGCGCCTGATATGCCAGTGCATTAGCTTTATTCTGTTGCCTAATCTGCAAGCCTTTCAAACCCACCATTGCAGCAGCCATTCCTGCAAATCCACACATTACTTACTTTCATCTCCTTTTAACTCAAAAACAGAAAAATCATCATCTAGCTTTGTCCATGTAGCACCAAGCCAATCCAGATATTCTACATGCGTTGTGTTCTTTGTACAAACTACGTTTGTTAAGACACCATATGCTTTCAAAAGTCTAGGCAGTAATTGCTTTGAGAAGCGTAAGAAGCTGAGTTTGTGTCTAGCATACTCTGGGGTAAAACAGAGCCAAATCACGCCTTTTCCTCTATATTTGTACAGACCACCAATCCCAACTGCCTTGTCTTTGTATGTAATCTTGTAAACTGGATGTTCATAATGTACTACGAGATCAACAATGCACATATCATAAGAAGTACGGTTACTATTCATCATGATTTCTTTCTTGTCTTCTCTGCGTAGTTCCTTACAAATATCCCAGATTTCTTTTGTTCCGATTGCTTTGATTTTCCAGTCAGAATTACACTCTAGTAGCTCTCTTATAGTAAACACCTTCCCACCCTGCACCAATCAATGCTACAGGCATAGGAAGTTCTGTCTCTATACTGATAGAGCAATTAGAACTCAAAGACTGTACAGGGAACTTAAACTGTCCTGTCTCTAATGCTGTAAGTCCAATTTTATTTCTACCAGAACCTAAAAGCCGTGCAGTCATTACATATTCATACGTTTCTTTGTCAAAACATTCAACAATGGCTTTGATATATCCGCAATTCTCATAGTTCACCCAGAAATTCCTAAGCTGCAATCTTCCTTCTGTGTATGCAGTAACACCATTGTCATCCTGTTTACGAATCATAACCTCAGAGAACTTTGCCTTGAATTTATACAGTTCTCCTTCAATGAAACGACTGCCTACCCAGTTTCCTTGTAGCCAGACATACCTTCCATCTTCCATTTCTTCTGGTGTCCATTTTCGGAAGAAACCTTTGTTGTCTACCAGCCCATAAGACACACCTGCTTTCAGAGTGTCACCATACATTGTCTTCATATCCACTTTGGTACGTCCTTCAATATCGTCATAAGCAGAAGAAGCTATAGCAGGTAATACAACTTTTCTATCCATAAAGACGCGGTATGGTTCATATGCTTCATAGTCCTTCGTGTTATAAGTAAAGGAGACACTTTCAAGAGTAATCATCCCTTGTCTATCAAACACAAGGTACAATGTAGAATTGATAAATCCACCCCCAAGAATGCGGGCACCATTGAACTCCCAGTAAGACCAAGAGGACTGTAATCTGCTGTTATCTACAAACAAATATTTGTAAATATATACTTTTGATTCAGCCCCAAGAGTAAAGAACCCCAAAACATTCTCTGTATTGGAAGACACAATTTTATACACACCATTCGGAATAAAAGAAGGAACATGGGACGTTACATCCTGTGCATCTTTCAAATTGGTGGTGTCTTCAATCGTGAAATATTCTTTGATCGTAGTAAACTCTGCACGTTCTGTAGGAAAATAGACACGTCTTCCTGCACCTACTGGACGCACATATGGATTGCAAGTAAACTCTGTGACTTCTGTGATAGAGCAATTCTTAGGAGACAATATGCCATCTGCTCTAAGTAAGAACTGTGTATCATTCGAGAAAAGGAGCAGCTCTTCATCAAATGGAACAGCATGATAAAGGATAGACACACTGTTATGAGATACTGCCAAATCAATAGGATCAGTGTCCTGCATGTCTACTACAGAAGCAAACCAGAAATTAAAGAAAGACGCAGACCTAGACAGGATGACATTCTCTCCTGAAATAAACCCAAGTCTATTTCTGTAAAAGAAAATATCATTGATAGTTGCTCCAACGAAAGAAGGTTCTGGGTTAGAATCCTCATCACCTACATCCCTATCATCCCAATCCAGAGGTTTGAGTGTGAAAGACATGTCTGCATTTCTTACCAGTCCCTGAGGCATGGTAGAAGAATCAAGCGTAGTAGGCGTTTCTGGTCTTGCACATTCTGTCCAGAGCTGTGTGTCTCCGTCATATCTGACATAATAATCATCAGCTACATTCGTTGCCCCTTTTACCTGTACTGTAAATCCATCAGGAGCAGAACGTGGCAGATTGTTAAAGTTCTGTACAGCATGATAAATACCAAACATAGACATACCATTGTACCCATCTTTAATCTTAACGGTCTTAATGGTAGTCCCTGCTTTCTTTACATATAACCAGCTATCCCCAGTTTCTACTGTCCACCCATTGCTTTTTGCAGAAGTGGCAAGCTGTTCAGCAATCCAGTTTACGTCTACCTTCGTACTATCAGAAGCATTAGATCCATCCGGTGTCGTGTAAGTGGCAATCGTTACATCATTGATAATACAAGCATATGTTCTGCCATACTGCCCACTCTTAACATTAAAGAGTGCGCCCTGTGTGTCTTTCCATCTGCCAGAATCCCAGACCTTCCCTGTCATTGCTACTTTCTTTTTTGTATTAACAATAAAAGTATAGTCTGCAATGGTAATGCATTTAAGATACTTTCTAGGGTCTACACCACTAAGGTATGATGCAGATTTAGCATCAATGGTTACTTTGTATTCTTTGCCGTCTTCATCATAAATCTTACAGCTACCATTTCCATCAAAAATCATGATGTACTTTTCTTCTTCATCTCTCTTTACTACATGTACAAGAGGACGATAAGTAGAAGAGGGAGCAACAAATAAATTCTTGATATGCACTGTAGGTGCCCTCTTTTGAAGACCACCTACTTCTGTGCTATACCCATTGATCTGTTCTTCAAGCTGCTCTGGTAAACGAAGAATAGCTGGCTGCTGACTGATACCAGACACAATGTTTTTGATGGTCTGGCTGTATAAGTTTGTAGCCATTAGTTACCTCTTTCAAGAATTGTCTGCACACCAGTTACATTCAGCATATTGAAGTTATTAGAATCAAGTTCATATTCCATCAAAGCTGCCCATGCTTCCTGCTCATCTCTGAGAAGCGCTTCACCAAGGGAGCTGTCCCCTAAGTAGCGTGTCTGAAAAGTTGTAGCTGCCTTCGCTGTGATATAGCTTCGCATTGGATCTGGCATGTCTTCAAAATCAACAAGGAAAATAATTGTGCAATCAATACTATTGTTAAAAATATCTGTTTGTTCTTCCCAATCAAAAAGATAGTCCCCTTTTTTCGTATACTTCTTATTGTCTGTACCAACAACGTACAGGAGATTAGACAACCATCTAATTTTATGTGTCGTAGTGTCTGGGTTCAATGTATAAGAATCAATCTTATTGAACGTCCATCCTTTACTCTGCACACGTCTATTTACGTTCCTAAGGATACGCAAGCAGTTAATGGCATCTACATTTGTTGGATTCTCAATCGTGTTTACAGGAGATTCACCAATACTTGCAAGAATTTCATTGACTGCTTCCAGTTCTGTCAACGGAGTTAAAGTCATTGCTATTTATCCTTTCTAAACAAATCAAAATAAGGTATGGTGTCTCTTTAAGGACTTGAACCTTAAACCTTCTGGGCATGAACCAGACGCTCTAACCATTGAGCTAAAGAGACATGGTGGGAAGATATGCAGTTGCGTTGAGAGGAGGGTATCATGGCGTTCATGATTTTATATGCATATCTTCCCTATAAGAAAGGAGGAATCGAGAGGTGTGAGAATTGCACTCACAACAATAGGAAACCCGTAGATCAGTCCTACCCCATGGTAAGACCTATACCAAGTTCCCTTCCATATGTGCCTAGCCCTCTCATAAAGTGCCTGCCGTAGCAAGCACTAAATAGCCTAGTCCTCAGACATCGGCTGTTCGCTTCTTAGACTGTAGAAGAAATAGTACCCATGTAAGCAGCTTCTGGACGAAGACCACCATGTCCCATAGCATAAGACGCTACGAGCATGTCTGCCTGATATTCAGCACGGCGGGCACGTTCGATAGCAAGGTCTTTCAGTTTGACAGTGCCTACTGCGGTACGATGTGCTGCAATAAAGACAGTGTTGTCTACATACTCAGTAGGGAACACATGACCAGCACCCTGAATTACACCGTCATTTACTGTTGCACCACCACGAGTAAGGTGGGGGGTTTCAATGATGTCAAATCCAGCAATACGAAGAACATTGCCTTCCGTGATTGTAGCTACTGCACCATAATCATGATTGATTGCGACCAGAGAAGCTACAAGAGCGTTCACGCCAGTCGGGGTCATGAATACATAACGGTCATTTGCTGGAACATAGTTTTCAGACATTTTGGTCTTAACATTGAGAAGCATTTCCACAAGTTTAAGCCCCATTTTCTGAGTAACACCAATGTCTTCTCCTGCAAGAGTACCTTTGAGGATTTCACCTTTACCAAGACCAGTAATGTTCTCTTTGTTCGCGACAACCATCTTTGCAATTTCTGCAAGTACGGCACCATCTGCTGCGTATGCAAGAGCTTCACCCATCTGACGGGAATATTCACCACGCACGTCAAAGTGAGACAGTGCTTCATCCAGATCAGAAATGAGCTGAGAAGTAGTCAGAAGACCATCAATCTGAATGATTTTCTCTTCGCCAGGAATGTTTTCACGCAGGTCATCCAGAGACTTACCAGATTTCAGATAAGCGGCTGTAGCACGACCAAATACAGGGAACTGTGCAGATTTACCGCTCGCAATGGATCGAACAATATGACGTCCATTGGTTACAGAAGCACGTTCAAATGCCGTGATGGTTTCTCCTGCAAATACTTTCAGATAGCGGGCAAGAGCATCAGTACCACCCTGATTAAGCCCTGGCTGTGCGATTGTTACGTCTGCCAAAATAAACTCTCCTTTACATTGAAAAATAGAAATGAATGAATATATGAAACAACAAAAAGACACACACCTGCTTAGATGTGTGTTTGAATATATTTTTGCGATTTACATTTTGTATTTTTTACCAGCGTTTCTATAAAAATAATAAGCCAGTGTGTCTTTTCATTGTTGTCATAACAAAATTAACCAATAAAAGAGCTGTTCATGGTTTTGTCCTGTACTTCTTTAGTGTACGAAGGGTCACGAAGATACCGTGGATCAGACATCGCCTTCACCATTTCTCCTCTGTTAGCAAACCCCATGTTGCCAGCATTGTTGCCAGCGTTACTAGACCGACCAAGAATAGAACGACCAGTGTAGCCGTTAGCAGCGTACATACGAGCCTTAAAGCCATCAAGAGCCAGTCTAATGCCAGCCATATCCCCTTTTTCAATAAGAGAATTAAAGCGTTCTGCACTTCCGTCATTCTGCTTGCTAATGAAGCCAGCAATCTTTTCATACTCTTCCTGTCCCCCTGCATGCTGATAGACATCTGCTACAAACTGCTTTGCTGTTGCTTCAAGCCCAGTAATGTATGCATCAATAACAGACTTCGGATAACCTGCCTTTTCAAGCTGGTCATAGGACTTTTCAGACAAACCCCCATCTGCATAATACTCATCAGCAAGGGCATCAAAGTCAATTCCTTTTTTTCCTAATTCATCCTGTAGCGTCTGGTCTGCTTCCACTGCTTTAGACACACGAGTTTCAATAGGCTCTTCTTCACTCTGGGGCTTGTCTTCATTATCTTTGGTTTCTGCCTGCTCTTCTGTTTTCGGTACAGCTTCTTCTGTCTTTTCAGTTTCCTGTGCTTCTTCAGACGGGTCTTTCGTCTCAATCTTTTCTGTACTTGTCGATCTGATTTCAACGTCTCTTCCCTGTAAAGCATCTTCTGCACCACCTGTCACTGCCCCTTCTGGATATAAAGATTCAGTATTTTCTTCCAATTTACTACATACCTCCCATCTGATTATTCATCCCATCCATAGCTCCCTTTGCTAACTGCGGAGCTGCTTTCTCTGCCATATTAGACATCATGGATTGCTGCTGTTCTTGCTGTAGCTGTTCATCAGTCTTTATGAGTTCTTCTGTATCAATGCCTAATGCTGTTGCTTCCATAATCATGATCTTCTGCCAATTCAGATATGTCTGTGCTGCAGGATTCGTCTGCTGCAATTCCAAGAACTGTGCTAATTTATTAAGATCATGTCCTCGCCCGATTGCTTCTACACCTGTGATGACTTCCATGTCCACTAAGTCTGGTGGAAGGTCTGGGATCTGTCCCCCAGAAGAGAGCTGGGCTACAAGTCTACGTGCCAATGGTAACTGGAGTTCTTGAGACAACAGGGAATAAATGCCGCCCAGTGTGTCTTCCAATTCACCAGCTACATATCGAATTTCTTCTGCTGTTACACGTTCACCATTGCGCTGTACTGCACTATTCAGAAGGAAAGCAAAAGACAACCTAGATTCAATATTCGCTGCTGTCTGCTGTGCTACATTCAGATCATTATATTTATCCAACTGTAACACCGTAATGTCTTCAGCTCTGCCTGGAATAAAAGCTCCTGTTTCTGCTTTAGACAATCTATTCACTCTTGTAATGCCATTCGGATTCACAAGGAAATAAACAGACGCACAAATAGAACTAAGTTCTACAATAGCTTTACTGAGATTTTCAAGAGAACGAATATCACCCAGATATTCCTCTACAAAAGAACGTCCGTAAGATTCACCATCCATCTTTACCATGCGAAGCGGAATCCATGGTGCACTATCAGCAGGAAATGCCTGTGCTGTCCCATCAATCACTTCACCATTGACTTCCTGATAAGAGATATACTGTCCATTCTGTAACTGAATATCTGTATAAATCTCTACCTCATCAGACGGCTTATGCTCTTCCGTGTTGTCTCCTGTCTTAGAAATCATGTTCTGTACATCTTCTGGAAGAGACGCCCATGCTACTTTGTCTAAGGTAATCAGTCTGTACCATGTCCCCAGTGCATCACGTACAACGACATAATCATTGAGACGATACATTTTGATACCGCCTTCCTGAGGTGGTAAATAAAGACAGGCATTTCCTGCGACAATCAGCATTTTCAGAGCTTCTGTAATGGTCACTCTGATCTGGTGTGTCTCTACATATTTCATGCAAATATTTTCAATTCGCATGAGCTGCTGCTGAACTTCCGTTACCATATTGTCCCCAGACTGCTCCAACTCCTGCTTTGTGTCCTGTGAAGGATTCAAAGTAAAGAAAGGACTATTCGGGGGCATAAGAGCTAAAGCAAGTTTAGATGTCAGATTATTGACTGCTCTGGCACCAAAGCTCTGATATGGTGTACTGAAAGTAGTAGAAGCATTAGAACCATTCTGAGGGAACAGAGAAGGAATTGTGTATTTAGCGCAATCTTCCGCACGAGTGATATACATGTTTCTATCATTAGACAGACGTTCATATGCACTCTTCGCTGTTTCTTCACGGTTCTTGATAATATCATTCATGCTGTTCTGCTGTGCCATGTTTGTCTCCTATCATTAGAGATTAAGACCAGTACCTGTCGTACCCCCAGAACCAGCTGAACCGCCACTATCAATCATTAAGGCTCGCTTCCCTTTATTTGTCCGCTTTCGCTTATTAGACACCAGATCAGATTCCTGCTGCCCCTGCGTAGGTTCTGGTGCTGCTACAGCAGGGGCGGAAATCTGCGGAGCAGCAACTTCCTGTGTACCATAACTACCACCAAAAAGTCCCCCTATGAGCTTAATAGCAGGCTGTGCTACTGCCCCTACTAATTTGCTTACTGCATGTCCTACTGCCTTAAATGGTTTTGTAATTGCGTGTGTAACTTTATGCCACCATCCCATATTTCTCATTCTCCTTTAATTTACAAATTGTAATTTACACCTGTATCATTAGTTGCCTTATTCAGTGTGTCTTTCTTAACAGTAAGAGCTGCCACACCTTTCTTTTTGCTTGCTACTTCCCAATTCTTTGTTCCACCATAGACAGCATTCTCTGGTTCTTGTGCCGTATTGTTTGTCTGTTGAAGCTGCGCTGGGGTCATACTGGGAATAGTGATCTTAGGCATCTTATTCCACAAACACATATCATTTACCTACATTCATTCTCTGGCATGCTAAAAGAGAATCAATCACATCCTGTACACCCTTGATGTATCCAAGACGCATTGATTCACTTCCAACATCTTTAGCCAGTAAATAGGAAATATCAAAATTCTTACGAAGATACTCCATAACTTCTGCTGAAATATATGGACGTTTCATCTCTGCACGTAAAGAATCAGAATCATCCTGTACTTTAATCAAGGACTACACCTCTCTTTCCTGCATGGTATTTGAATAAGATTAGGATACCATGGGATAATCTCTCCTGTCTTGCTATCGTAGTTTTCATCTCTAAGAATCCGTGCTACCTGTGCCTGTGTCAATGCATAGGATTCAGACAACCCCTTCTTCTTAAATGCTTCAACTACCGTTTCCCACGACACACCCTTATCTGCAAAGAGTTTCTGGGCAGTCTTTGCACCAATGCCAGGACATCCAGTGTAATTGTCAGCAGTGTCTCCCATGAGTGTCTGCATGAGATGAAAGTAATCAGCTTCCCCTTCATCAATGACATACAACTCACGTTTCATGAAATTATAAAAGACACTCGGGATACACTTGAAATCTTTATCCGCAGATATGATGACAGTGTGTCCCTTATGTCTTGTCGCTAAGATACCACAAAGATCATCCGCTTCCAGCTTAGGTCTTGTGATACTTTCATAATTTCTTTTGCACCAATCAACAATGGCATGATAACAAACAGGCTTTCTCTTCCCTACTCTATTCTGTTTGTAGAGAGGGTAGATCTTCTTTCTGAAATTATTCTCGCCACTGAAACAGAGAACGATTTTGTATTCGCCTTCATAATTGAGTTTGTCTAAGACAGCCGCTGTAATTTCTGCTATACGAGCATCCACTTCACCTTTAGCATCAGCAGCATCTGCCCATAATGTCCAGACATCCCCATCCCAATTCACTTCATGCTCTACTACAGTGCAAGATTGAAAGCAGATCATGTCTCCATCAAATACGAGCATCAGTGGGGATTTCACAAGGCATGACTGTTTCTTCATTCTTCTCCTCCAGATAGCGATCAACCCCATATTTCTTTTTCTCTGCGTCTACTTCAATCTCTGCTTCTCTAACGTGTCTATGTGCAAAAACAATAGCACACACAGCGTCATTAAAGTCCTTTACTTCCTGCATAGTGACAAGCTGTCCATAACTATCAGAAACATAAAACTCAATAGAATTGATTGCATCATAGAGATTCTTTTTCACACATTCATTCTGAATCTTTTCAAGAAACGTCTTTTCCTGTTCCATTTATTTCTTCTCCTCTTCTGGAATATAATGTTCAACCACCTTGATATTGGCTTTAGCTGCACGAATAATAGAAGCATTGGCATTAAACACTTCATTCAGAATAGTACGGAGCTGGGAAGCAATAAAGTTGTTGTCCTCTATCGTATCACATGCTCCTGCCATATCTCTAACGATCTTAGAGAATTTAAGTGCCAGAATACTTGCTTCTTCTGCCTTTCTGTCTACTTCTTCCTCTTCTTCGTATTCTTTCAGTTTGCCATTATAGAAAGCGATAATGTCTTTATCATGCTTGTCCATATATTCAGCAAGTTCTTTTTCACCCTTCATTGCGGCTTCTCCTGCTTTATGAAATTCATCATAGTCAACAGGAATATTGTACGTTTTATCAATATTCAGTTTAGAAGCTGGGTGTCTTGCATACCAAGTAAGATTATCTCTAGCCATTTCCAGCGGAGACAGTGTTGCCATATCTACTTCCTCATCCATCTCTGGAGACACAACTCTTGCTCTTTCAAGAAATGGATCAATATATGCAATCCGTACAAAATCAAGAGCGCCATTTGCTTTTCTGACACTTACTGCCTGATCCAGACAAAACAGAACTTCATCTTCCATCATATGACATACACATTCTTTAGACATAATTTGTACTTCCTTTCTTATAAACAAAGAGAAATAAAAGTGTTCTCTTCTCCATAGCGTACCGCAATTAAAAAATCAGTGACAATCATACCAATTTTTGCCAATAATACCTTCTGTATCTAACTGAACTCTAAAGTGGTAATGTGCCTGTGTGTCTCTCATTGCTTCCTGTGCTTCTTCAACAACAATCTTTGCAACATCCAAATCTCTACATGCTATCTGCTGTTCATCGTGAACCCAAGCCATCAGAGCAAAGTCTCCATCCCATCCATGCTTCAATCCTCTAGCAAGCAGCCTCTCTTCTGTACGTACAATCCAATACTTACATACAAGCGCACCTGCACTCTGTAACAAAAGATTCAAAGCAGAATGAATAGAACGTACATGCAACTTTCTTCCATCCAATCCTTTGAGCCAGTGTCTTTTCCACTTCAAAATGCCCCCACGGAAATCAGTTTCCACGAGAGCATCTTTTACAGCCTTACGTAAAGAACGAATAGCAGGTACTTTCTTCAAGAATCTAGCCTTTACTGCTTTCCCTGCTTTTTCATCCCCCCCAATAAGACCACCCATCTTTTTGTCTCCAGCCCCATATAGAAAGGCGTAGATAAATCTCTTCGCTTCATCACGAGTAGCAAGACCTGCTGCCTTCTGGTTCAGTGTATGAATATCACCATTTACAACAACATCTGCGTATTCTCCCCCATCATAAGGTGCAAGAAAATGTGCAAGACAACGAAGTTCAAGACCACAAGCATCTATCCCTGCCTGATACCATCCTTCTGGAACGCCAAACAAACTTCTACATTCTTTCCCATAAGGACTAGCATTGTGAGGGACTTGTGTGACATTAGGATTTGCGTGTGTCGCTCTCCCACTAACTGCTCCACAAGGATTCACCCTTCCATGCATACATCCGTCCTTCTTCACCAGTTTAAGCCATGCCTGTGCCCCATCTGAAAGCTGCCCAAGTCTCTTCACAATCATCAAGTATTCCTCAATAAGCGGAGACAAGGTTCTTACTTCTTCTGGTGCATCTGGATCAGTAGACATGAAATGAAATGTGTCTTCATCCACCTTCAATCTATCTTCCTCATACAGGTCTGGATTGTCTGGGGAATACTGATAATATTCAGTCACCAACCATTTAATCTGCTGTCTGCTCTTAGGATTAAAATCTTTGTAGCGTTGTATTGGAACGCCAGCCTTATATCCTAATCTTTTGTTGTCCCTCTTAGGAACGAAAACTTTGTCTGGAATACGAGGTGCCAATTTCATCAACTCTGTTGCTAAGACACACTGCCTTTTCCGTAACACCTTTTCCAGCTCTTCTGCTGCTTCAGTATTAAATGGAAACCCATTCTGCTCCTGCTTAAACATTAGCCATTGTGCTGCGTGTTCAAGCTGAATAGCCTTTTCAGAATATGGGTGTCTTGTCAGAAAGTCATAGAGCTTCTGGGTAACAACTACATCCTGCCTGTTATACATCAGCATGTCTTCGCTAAAAGTAGCCCATGCATCTTCTGTCTCTTCCGCATACGTTCCTTTCAGCTCTCCCAGACGATACCCCCATGCTTTCAGAGACTGTGAGCCAATAAGTTTACCAGCCAATCTTCCATTTTTGAACAAGTCATAATCATAGTCTTTAATGTTTCCATAGATCAGACGTGCCATAACAAGGGTGTCTCTCACATATTGTCTCTGCTCCCTAGACACATGAAAGATTGCTGGGTAGAGCTTTTCAAGACAAGGAATATCAAAATCAATGATGTTATGTCCGCAGATAGTTTCTCCATTATCCAGTGCATCCTGTAGCATATGAACACCTACTTCAATGTTAGAAGGAGAGAAGCTATGCATTGTTTCTCCATCAAAGATCGCCATACAATGAACCTTTGTAGATTCTTCAAGCAATCCGTTACTTTCAATATCAAAAGTCAACATCGTCTTCCTCTCCTTCCTCATCAATATAGTCACTGAGCTTGTCTACTGCCTGCAAGGTATCATGCTCTTTGTCATAGAACAAATAACCACCAATGCCTGTCTCTCCTGTCCATCGGCATTTCAAGACACGCACTCTTACTAAGTTCTTTTTCTTTCCTTCTGCCTGCTGATTTCTTTCAAGACCAAGCACTGTGTCTGCTAACTGCCCGATAGCACCTGAGCCACGAAGCTGTGAAAGAGAGACACACCCACCTTCTTCAAACGCTATGCTTCCTACAGCATTGTTACGTCTAAGATGTGAGATGATAATAAGACCAACACCAGTTTCTTCTGCCAGAGAGCGTAGCTGTGTCATCAGAATATCAATCATCTTGCGTTCGTTGTCTCCCTCTAATCCAGAGATTGCGATGGAAATATGGTCAAGAACGATGAAATCACACTCTTCACTCACTGCCATATATCTGATTTTATCCATCAGATTGTCTCCATCCAGAGAGCCAAAATGCTCATACAAGACATAACGTCCAGTACCTAAAGTTTCGTCAAAGGCTTTTCTGTACTCTTCATCAGAGACTGCATGCCTATTAAGGTACAGTCGTTTCCCGACATGAAGAGACATTAACCCTGTAGCGGTTCGTTTCGGATTTTCTTCTAACATCAGCATGCCAATCTTCAGCTTCTTTACTACACCAAAGTCATATGCGATCTGTCTTACAAATGTTGTCTTACCCACACCTGTTCCAGCCGTCAAGACACAAAGCTCTCCCTTACGAAGCCCCATAATCATCTTATTCAGTGTTAAGTTCTCCCAAGGCAGATTGTATCCATCATTCTTCACATCCTCAGAAACAGCATCCCATAAATCTTTGCCATTCACAATGCCATCTGGGGTATATTCTTTTGCGTTCCAGATTGCATCAATGACAACTTCGGGATGACCGTTCTGCAAACATTCATTCGGGTCTTTGTAGGGAAGGGTGCCTATATACAGCTTTCCAGGTTTTAGCAGCCCCTCAATGTCTTTGATCCCTTTTCGTCCTGCTTCATCCATGTCGAAAAAGACAATCACTTTATCAAAGGAATTAAGCCATTCAGACTGTGCCTTGAATACTTTCTTTGCACTGCCAGCCCCAGCAGGTATGGAGACACAAGGGTATTTGTTATCATTGATCTGTGAAACAGTCAAACAATCAATTTCACCCTCGGTCACAACCAGCATCTTTCTGTGTCCATTCGCCCAGAGGTTCTGTCCAAAGAAACGATTAGAGAACTTTGAACCTTTTGTCTCAAACCTTTTGTCTTTGTATCGAATCTTCTGTCCGATCAGTTCACCATGGTCATCATAGTAACATGCAACTTGTGCTGACTCATCATGAATAGTTGTTTTGAAATACCCATATTTTTCACATGTGTCTTTTCTGATCCCTCTGGCTCTAAGAGTGTCTACCACCATATCAGTCAAAGGAATACAGCCTTTACATCTGTGTCTATTTTCTGCCTTGTCTTCCATTTCTTCTGCATCTCCTTCATAGTGATATGTATCGCAGGAAAAGCAGTAAGTGTGCCCATCGGAATAAAGACACAATGCATCATGCGAACCACAATCAGCGCAGGGTAAATGCGCTTGTACTAGCGTACTCTGCATAATTCACTGGAATATATTCTCCTTTAACCCTTGCAACATCAGCATCACGGAAATCAGTTTTGAAGCATCCAAGCAAATCATTCACGGCTTTTTTCTGTACATCCGTTTCTTCTCCACCAGTAGGAACATCCACAAACACAATGATAGACGTTTCTTGAGGATCAACATACAGACCACCAACTGCCGTCTGTTCTCTGCCCTGTTCAACATGCCCATCACGATGAATCACGTAGTGGTAGTCTACATCAAAATCACCTCTACGGCGTGCATCACTGTATAATGCGTCTCCATCTTTGTTTTGAAGATCAATATCAGCAACAATGATTAGATCCGTCATGCTCCTATTTCTAAATTTAATCTTTTTCACGTTTTTTCACCTCTTACATAAATATCTTTTTCACTCATCCCTTTCTTCGGCTCAGACAACCAGTCTAAAGGTATATACTTATCTGCATATACAAACCCATGTTTTTTGCACCAGTCTCCGTAAGATGTCTTGCTTCCTTTACGAATCTTTGTCCGTGAATTGGAAAAGACAAACCTAATATCCAGATCTGGATGTTGTTTCTGAATTAGAAGGTGCTTCTGTCTATCAGCAACAGAAAACAATCCCTTTGTCTCTACAATAATTCCATTACCTAAGACAAAATCAGGGGTGTAATGATGAAGAACAGGTGCAGAAGTATAGTCTACCCTATGTTTTTCATAGGAATACTCTGCTCCTGCATTGTTCAATTCATCAATCACTCTTTCTTCTAGCCCAGACCGATAAGATTCATTGACCTTTCTACTCCACCCTCCATGTCGGCTAAAGTAAGGCAATATTAGAAATCTCCCTCTTCATCAAATGGAGATCCATCATCTTCTACATCTGGCTTAGTAGTCGTGGTGTCTTTATCGTATTCACCTTCAACTGTAGAATCATACCCTTCTTCGTTCGTACTAAAGCCAAGGGACGCTGCATCATTACCGCCGTATGGGATGTATTTAATAACCTGTACACCACGGAGATAGCATGCCAGCCCATTGTTATTGTTAGACATCCAGTATGGAGACAGCGAGAAGGCAACACGAATGATGGAACCATTCCCAAGATTAGATGCTTTAATCGGATGACCTTTCGCATCAACAACTGGAATAGTACGGGTCATCTCTTCCCCAGCTTTTGTCTTGTAAGTCTTTTTCGCCTTGAATTTGAAAGTGATCGTGCCATCATTCAGGGTATGCATACCAAGAGAGGGTTCAGAACTCCACTTCTTACCTGGCTTCAGTTCATAGGATTCTTTAGCCTTTTCAAACTCCTGTTCCAGATATTCCTTAAATTCTTTGGTAGTCTTTTCATCAAAAGTAATCTGAATAGAATAACCAAGTTCCTGTCCTTCATAGGTTTCTACTTTACGCAGGAAAGCATAACGTGCTTCTCCTTTTGGTGTAACACCATTCACAAACTGTCTTTTTACGTTAGCCATAATTTTTCTCCTTAATCAAATTTATTTACAACAGCATTATCAGAAATTTTAACAAGTACTCCCATAGCGACTGCTTCACCTGCATAAATTCTACGAAGCTCTGGGGAAGTATTTGTACAGAAGACACCCAGCTGTGCTGCCCCTACCACGGATGTAGGAGAGACAATCAGTAACTTCTTCTCCATCAGTCTTGTCCCATGCAACATAAGAGCGTACCCAGCAGGAACTCTCGCTCTGCCAAAATGAACATAAGCGTTTGCATCAATCGTCATTGTCTGTGTTGCTTTGAAGATGAATGCACCATTCACAAGTTCTACAACGACTTCTTTCCCCACTTCAAGGTGCGGAATACGTGGTACTCTAGGTTTCTTTGTTACGACTTTCTTTTCTTTTGTCTCTGTCATAATCAACAGCTCCTTTCTCCATAGCTTGCCCCAATTAAAAATGACTTTGCGTTAGGGCACTGTGACATGATCTCTGTACAAAAGGCTCTCCACTCAGGCAACTTGTGATTGTGTCTCTGTTTAAGGATCGTTTTAAGTTGTCTATAGTTAGTAGTAACCCGTGCAGTCAATTCAAGTCCAACAGGGCAGGAATAAACCAACTGCAAAAATGCAGATTCACTCTGTTCCTCTCTAAACTGCTTCTGCAATTCTTCCAGTCTCTTGATAATCTGCGGATCAGTGTAAGGGGTGAACGCCGTATCAAGCTGCATCTTAGACAACCTGTGCATAGTGGACTGACTAGACACAATCTGTGCAAAGTGATAACGTTCAAACTCCGTCCACATCTTAATCGTGCATGTCAAATCAAAAGACACGACAATTCCACTTAGAAAATTGTCGTGTCCTTCACTGCTTTCTCTGCTTGCTAATGAAACAGCTCGCTTCCAATCAAGGTCATCAATGTACCTATGCTGTGCATCAAAGTCCAAAAGGGCTTTCATTGGATAACCAGAAGCACGAATACTATTATTCATATCGTAAACCTGAAGATTTGTAATTCTCATAGTTCTTCCTCCTTTATTCAAGTTCAATGATGAGTTTAGGAAACAGGTCAATCGGATAAGCAGAATTTGACAGATACTCTGTATTGTAAGATTCAACACAGACACCAGCATATACATGTGCTACATCCATGTTCAGAATCTGATCTCTAACAAGTTTGTATTTGTATGCCATCCTATCAATAGCTTCATCCATAAGACCGTAAGATATATAAATAGTCTTAGACAATGAGAGCAAACCAACCTCACAGGTGTCTGGAATGTACTTTAAGAAGTCTTTAAGTTTCATTCTGTGTCCTCCATTCTTCTACTGCTTTAAGCTGATTAGCATACCATGCGATCTTTCCGGCGGTCTCTGCTTTGTCTCCTTTACGCCCATAACGATACGCATACTTCATGATGTTTCCCCACAAGAATCCTTCAAACTGCTCTGGAGTCATCAGGTGATCCATAATGTCAATGGCTTCTGGAATACCCTCTACCTGATAATGAGCTGGATTAATAGCAGAATCTTCGATCTTCTCAAGTGCATCTGTCCGCATTTCAACTTCACCTTCATTATCTGAATTGACAATACAAGTCTCCTCGTTAGTACAGAAACGTACAATAGTACCTCTTTCATTGGCATTAAGCCAGACACGATCGCCTACTTTGCATTTTGCTTCAGCCATTTACTATCTACTCCTTTCATCTATTTGCTTCAAAAAATGCTTTTGCAAATCCAGGGGGTGTCATTGCCCTAAATTCTGCATCTGTTTCTGGCTTATGAAATTGTAACTGCGGAATTTTATTCCAAGCACTTTTGTGTAAATATGCAAAATTAGGCTTACTCCTGTTCCGTCTAGTGTATAAGTCAATCTTTGGAACATCATCCCAATAGTCTGGCAAAGTGATAATACGTACATCATACCCTGCTTCTTGATACGGTTTAGACCATGATCCAGTTCCTCCGCACAAGTCCAAAATAATACGTCTGTCTGTCATATCTTGCTTTCTCTTACCTTCTTTTTGTAAAATCTTCCATTTTTGAATTTCTCCTTTTGCCAATCCACTAATTTGTAATTGATCTTCGTCACAATATCAGTACAGTCAGCACAGCAGAGCTTGTATACATTTCCGTATGTAGACACACTCGGTTTATATGTCTTGCTGCAATACCTGCAATGTCGTATACCCTGCTTCTGTTCTTTTTCCCAATATTTGTTTGAACAATCAACACAACAAAAATGGGAAGTTGATTCAAATCCTTTGTACGGATGAAACAGCTTCCCACATTCCCAGCATTTCCATAAGCATGTTTTGTTTCTGACTTGATTCGTGTATTTCTTCCACTCAAGTTCATTTGAAATTACAATTCTCAATAGACACCCCCCCTCCTTTTGTTTATAGACACAACCTTGTTCTGGAGCACCAAACAGAAATGATGTCTTCTCCATAGCATGTCACAATTAAAATCAGGAATCCTATAAGAATGATTTTTAATAATTATCATTAAAGACAATAAAAAAAATCCCATATAAGTAATATCTATAGAATATTCTATAGGTATTATTTATATGGGAACTATTAACAATTATCAATTTAAGTTTCATCACTAGGAATCTAAGAGAATACTTAAAGTATTCCTCATCTTCTCCATAGCATACCACAATTACATTTTGTTCAATTTGTCTTTATTCTTGATACAAAATGCATGAATCAAGTCACGAATTGCTTGCGATGGTTTTACACCTTTTCTAGCACAAGTAGAATAAAATCTTTCTTTTTCTTCTAATGATATTCTGAGCCTAAATTGTGCATCCTTAAATGAATCGTCTTCCATTCTTTTTTCTGTTCTCCTTCCTTTACTTACAAAAGATTCTTAGTCTTTTCATTCTTTATGCAAAACTCTTCAATGAGTTTACGCACCACTTTAGATGGGGTCATGCCCATATTGGTGCATATAGTATAAAAAGCATCTTTTTCTGCTCCATTGATCCTGATTCTTAACGATACATCTTTGTTCTGCTGCTGTTCTTGCTGTTCTGTAGTCATATTTATACCCTCCTTTGACTGTCTACAGAATATCACAAAGCTCCATATGTGTCAAGATGTAGGGCTTTGTGTATCCCTAATGGAAAACATAAAGACTATCAAGCACCTGTCTGATGTCTAATTTTCCTTCGGATGGGGGGCATGGCAGGGGTTTATCCTGTGCTCCTACTGCTGTTTTCATGTCTTCATAGAAATTCTGAAGTACATCATTCTCTTCATACATCTTCACAAATGCTTCTCGAACAGTATGAAAGAGGGTGTCTGCCTGTGCAGGGGACGTAGCATAGGAATCATGGATCATGCTGAAATGATGAATCCCCTTGTCAAGACACATGTTGATAGACAACTGCAAGTGCGCCGCATCCATGGAGTGAATGAAGTTTGGCGCAATCCCTTGTGTCTGTTTCTTTTTTGCAACATTCCCTGTTTCTTCTGGCACATAGAAGTTTTTAGTGAGATTTAAGAATCTCATTTTCACCTTCTTGACGTGTGTCTCCATATAGTTCTGCTGAATAGGAAGCCCCATTGGTGTATTCCATGTAACGACATCCCCTGTCTTGCATACAATAGCGGAAATGTCTTGTAACCACTTCATTCCAATGAACGCCTTGACAACAGTTTGAGAAGCTGCTTGCCAAATTAGTTTAGCCATGTAAAGTGCTAAAGAGTTCTTGCTTGCAGTAAACATACTTCCTTTGTCAGTTCCGTACACATCATTTAGAGTGTCTTCTAAAATCTGCTCTTTGAATCCAAACTGTTTGGCACCATATGCAAGGGTCATCACGCATCTTTTCGTGACTTTTCGATTTACGCCATAGGCAAGCCACTGCTGTGCAAGAGTTCTTGTTCCCCATTTCATCGTTTTCTCACCAAATTTGTTGGTCATCCATGCATCAGAAGTACCATTTTTAGCGTTTTCTCGTAACATGACGTTCACTTTTTCTGCTACTTCGCCGTATATATCTCTAGGTTTATCACCAGGAATTAGATTTACGGATCGTCCACCAATTTCATCCCTAAGAGCTGCTGAAAAATGCTGTAATCCAGAGCAAGTCCCATCAAATGCTACAGGTACACCACAAGTCCACCCAATGACAGAGCCGTTGTGCTTGTCTTTGTAAGACAACATGTCCTTGTATTCAAAGCACCACCCAAGAAATTCTACAGGGCAATCAGAGTTAGCCCAAAAACCTTTGTCTTTCCCCAACGGGTCATCTGCTACTGACAAGATAGCTTCTTCATTGTCTTTCGTCCACTGAATCTGATCGTCAAAAGACACCTTATCATTGCCGTAAAATTCGCAACCTGCAACACGCATCCAGTATTCTGCCTTTTCGTTCGTTGCTGCAGGTGTGTCTGCCAACAATAAAAGTCCTTTTGTCAAATCATCCCCTTGAAATGAGAAAGACGGAATCGGGTAGACACGCCCTCTAAAGTCCATGTTGCATGGGAAGTATATTCTCTTGTAGGGAGCATATTCTTTAGCGATTGCAAGCATAGACAAACATCTAAGTGCCCTACCTTTCCGTGCGTTCTCACGATGAATCAGGTCAACTGCGAGCTTCTTATGCTCTTTCAGCTCTTCCTCTGTATAATCTCCTTCTAATCTAGGGAGCTTGTCGTAAGGTTGAAACTTTGGAATACCTGCAAGATCTCCACCATTCTTGACGATTTCTTCCACTACTTTCAGCACTCTAGTATTGATTTTCCATGGTGTAGACTGCACGGCATTGACTGCACGTAAGACACCAGTTAAATCTGTCTGTTTCAGCTTTTCTAAATACTGCGTAAAGAAGATAGTTTTATTCTTATGCAGTCTCATCAAAGGATATGCTGTCCGTAACTCGCCATAGTAACCACCATTCGTGTAGCTTGTCCATTCTTTAGGGGGAATAATCGTAGGAATTGCCCTACAAGTATTCTGCAATAATGCTACT